CAACAACGCAGCAGAAATTCGGAGGAAAGCATAATGGCTAACGCAGTAGCAAAAGCAAAAAGTGCAGAGTTAAGCACAGACGTATTGGACGATATCTTTGAGACGGCAGGGGATGGTGCATCCTTTGACAGTTCTGAAATGCAGATCCCGTTTGTTCGGATCTTGCAAGCACTGTCACCGCAGCTGAACAAGAAGAAGCCAGAGTTCATCGAGGGGGCATCGTCCTCTGACATGTACAACACTGTCACTGGTCAGTACTGGGACGGTGAAGAAGGCTTGGTTGTTGTGCCGTGCTACCAGACTACAAAGTATCTGGAGTTCGTACCTCGCGATCAAGGTGGCGGGTTCAAGGGTGAGATCCCTGCAAACGATCCTATGCTTCAGCGCACCTCGCGTGAGGGTTCCAAAGAGATCCTGCCGCACGGCAATGAGTTGGTTAAGTCTGACCAGCACTATTGCTTGGTGGTTGATGCAGACGGCGGGTTCCAACCTGCGGTGATCGACATGAAGTCGAGCCAGTTAAAGGTAAGCCGCCGTTGGAAAACCCAGATTGCGATGCAGAAGATCAAGCATCCCAAGACTGGTGCGATGGTTACACCCGCGGTATACGCTACGATGTGGCGTCTATCTACGACTGAAGAGTCCAATGACCAAGGTACATGGGGCAACTACCAGATTGCCAAGGAGTCCCTTGTTACTGACCGTGATCTATTGATGGAAGCGAAAGCGTTCCGCGAGTCGATCATGGCTGGTGAAGTGAAAGCTGCTAAAGATCCGGAACATGCGAGTCCGGCACAGGATGATGACATCCCGTTTTAAGTAGCCTTGGCAGGGTAGGTCTTGGGGAAGATCTGCCCTGCTTCTTTCACAACAGGAGCCAAGCATGTCACTAGCACAAAGAATGCTAGCGGCCTTTGAGGGATCGAAGGTTGCACACGGCACGACCAAGGTCGGTAAGGTTGGACGCAACGGCAAGGCCGAGGCTGACAGTCGCATTGTCCGTGAGCCGTTAACACAGAAGATCATGCAAGGACACATTGATGGTGAGCAGGGGATCGGTGCGATCCCAATCAACGATGACAACAAGTGCCGCTGGGGCGCGTTGGACATAGACATCTATGATCTAGATCAGAACGAACTCCAAGCTCGGATTCAGAAGCTGAAACTTCCTTTGTTGCATTGCCGCTCCAAGTCGGGCGGAGCCCACCTCTATCTGTTCCTTGAAGAATATGAGCAAGCCAGCGTGGTCAGAGAGTATCTGCTAGAGATGGCAGTAGCCCTGGGCCACAGCGGCTGCGAGATATTTCCAAAGCAGGACACGATCCTGTCTGAGCGCGGGGATGTAGGGAACTTCATCAACCTGCCGTACTTCGATGCGGAGTTGCCGTTGCGGTATTGCTACGACGAGAAGGTACAATCCATGGAGCTTGAGGCTTTCTTGGATACCATCGACAGCAAGTCCACTGCACTCTCTTCACTTGAGAAGCTGCGGACCAAGAAGCAGCGCAAGCAGTTCAGCGATGGGCCACCATGCTTGCAGCATATGTTTGCCGATGGCCCTGTGGGTGATGACCGGAACAAGAAGCTGTTCAACTGTGGTGTGTACTGCCGCCTGAAGCACCCGGACGATTGGGTTCAGCAGTTCGAGACCATGAACCAGCAGTTGTTTACTACGCCCCTCGATGCCAAGGAAGTTCTGGATTTGCAGAAGAGCTTGGGTAAGAAAGAATACTTCTACACCTGTGAGCAGGAGCCCTTCAAGAGTTACTGCGACAAAGAACTGTGCATGTCTCGTAAGTTTGGCGTGGGTGATTCGGAGGTTGCAGCCATTGAGATCGGGGGCTTGCTTGTGCAGTTGTCGGAGCCGCGCCTGTATTTCTTGACGGTATCTGGGCAGCGTTTGCAGTTAAACTCTGAGCAGCTACAGAACCAGACCCTGTTTCAACGTGCGTGTATGGAGCAGATCCAGGTCGTGCCTCCTATACAGAAGCCTCGTGCGTGGCAGAAACTTTTGCAGAGTCTGATGGCGGAGTCCACCAAGCAAGAGGTTCCGGAGGAGTTGACCTTGACGGGTGAGTTCAAGGACCTGCTTCGTATCTACTGCACCAGCCAGATCAGAGCTATGCATCCAGAGGAACTGATGAGCGGGAAACCTTGGACAGACAACGAGGGGTTCACTTCGTTTACCATGGCAGGGCTGATGGAGTTCTTGCACAACCGCCGCTTCAAGGCGTTCACTAGGGCCCAGATCCAAGAGATATTGAAACAACTAAACGGCAACAAAGAATGCCACGGGCATAAAGGTATCAACAAAGCAGACGGTTCAAGGTCCACGATCCGAGTATGGTGGGTCCCTGCTTTCGAGAACATAGACGTATCACTGCCTGTCGAGGAGATTAACAATGACATCCCTTTCTAAGATGATGAAGGCCAAGGATGTGGCGGAGTGGCTCGGTGTTTCAGAGTCCGCCATATACAAGTGGGTTGGTGATGGCGACTTCCCCAAGCCCTACAAGCTGGGCAACGCTGACGCACAACGTGCAGCCAGCCGCTGGGACCCTAAAGAGATCGAGGCGTGGTTGGAGAATCGCCGTGATCGATAATGCGACACTGATCCTTGGACCACCTGGCTGTGGTAAGACGTACACTTTGATCGAGCGGGTTGAGGCCAAGCTGCAAGAGGGTGTGCATCCTTCTCGCATAGGCGTGGTTTCGTTCACAACCAAGGCGATTGGTGAGTTTGTTGAGCGGGCAACCACGAAGTTCAATCTCAGCAAGAACGACTTCCCGCATTTCAGGACGCTTCATGCTACAGGCTACCATGGCTTGGGTCTTGACCGAGGTGATGTCATGAGCCGAGAGGATTACAAAGTTCTCGGCAGTATGCTGGGTCTAGCCTTTGACGGTGCGGATGCAACCTCGATGGACGATGGGATTCCTGTACCTACCATGGGTGGTTCAGGGTCCAAGTACCTGCAACTGATTATGCGGGCGGTCTATCGTGAAGCGACACTGGACTATGAGTATAACTACGAAGAGGATTACTCGCTGAACTTCTCCAAGTTGGTGCAGGTTTCTCGGCAGCTGGGTGAGTACAAATCCAAGAAGAACAAGCTAGACTTTACGGACATGATCTCCAGCTACATAGACATCGCGGAAACCCCGCACCTCGACCTGTTAATTGTGGACGAGGCACAGGATCTGACGCCGCTGCAGTGGACGATGGTTGAGAAGATGTCGAAGACTGCGACCGAGGTTCTGATTGCTGGGGACGATGACCAAGCGATCCACCGCTGGACCTCCGTAGACATCGAACGGTTCAAGGAAAGCACAGACAGGATAGAAGTCCTGAACCAGTCCTACCGCCTACCACGGAGCGTCTGGGAGCTTGCCCTGCGTATCTCAGACAGGATTCCTGGGCGGTTGGAGAAAGAGTTTTACCCTCGGGAGGAAGAGGGCAGCGTCCGTACCGTGGGAGCACTGTGGCATCTGCCCTTGAACCAAGGTTCGTGGACCATCCAAGCTCGGATTAACAAGTACGTCAACGATATCGCGGAGCAGTTGGAGCAGGATGGTTACTTCTACAGCCGGAAGGGTAGGTGGTCTGTAAGCCAGAAGAAGATCGAGGCCATGGAAGTGTGGCGTGATCTGGCTGACGGTCAGGCTATCGGCATCGGTAGGGTGCGCAAGTTGTACGAAGCTGTCCCTAAGATGGGGGAGTTCGCTGCGGTGCGGCGGGGTGCTATGCCTTTGCTTGATGCTGCGGGGTCCGAGGACCTGTTGACCTATGACATGCTGGTCAAAGAGTTTGGTTTGATTGCACCGAGGGACACGCACCCTATGGACGTTATCAAGATGACGGATCAAGAGAAGATCTACATCCGCGCCATCGAGCGGCGAGGCGAGAACATTTACCAAGAGCCGAGGATCAAGATCTCAACTATCCATGCTATGAAGGGAGGGGAAGACGACAACGTGGCAGTATACTTGGGGTCAACCAAGAACTGCGTTGAAGGGAAACATCCGGAGGATGAGCACAGGATCTTTTATGTTGCGGTCACCCGCTGCAAGGAGAACCTCTACTTAATCGAGTCGGACAAATCATACAGGTACGAGATATGAAACGAGATGAAGTGTTAGCCACCGCCGAAGAATACATCAACGGACAGAGGGCCAAGGACTACGGGGATGCATACGAGAACTTCGAACGGATTGCCGAGGGCTGGAATGTAATCATCCGCAATGCCATGACAACCCACGGGTACGTCACGCCGCAGCATGTTGCGTTGATGATGGACTGGGTGAAGACAGCGCGGCTGCTCAACGACATCCGTCATGACGATTCATGGATCGATAAGTGTGGATACAGCGCATTGGGCGGAGAGTTCACTGAGCGGGAGAAGACAATATCAAAGCGGCTGGATAAGATACTGGGCAAGTCCAATGACTAATGGCTTCACAAAAGACAGCATCATTGCTGCGCAGATGAACCAGCCAAAGGAACTGGCGTGGAACATCCCGACAGAGTTTCCTGACCTGACGCACCACAAGCAGATAGCCGTGGACCTTGAGACGTGTGACCCGAACCTGATGACACTGGGCCCAGGATGGGTACGCAAGGACGGGTTTGTAGTGGGCATCGCTGTAGCTGCGGGAGACTGGGAGGGTTACTTCCCTATCCGCCATGCCAACGGCCACAACATGGATGCGAGGATCGCGCTCAAGTGGTTGCAGAAGCAGATGGCAACGCCGCACATCGACAAGATATTTCACAACGCGACCTACGATGTGGGCTGGCTACGCGCCGAGGGCATCAAGGTCGAGGGCCGGATCATCGATACCATGATCACAGGTGCGGTGGTTGACGAGAACCGTTTCTCCTACAGCCTCAACAACCTTGGTCGGGACTACCTCAACGAGCGTAAGGACGAGAAGCTACTGCGTGTGGCTGCGGCGGAGTGGGGCTTTGACCCCAAGGCTGAGATGTACAAGCTGCCGCCTGAATTTGTTGGACGCTACGCCGAGCAGGATGCAGGGATGACCTTGCGTCTGTGGGAGAGACTCAAGATCGAGCTAGACCAGCAAGACCTCTGGAACATATGGGACCTAGAGACCAGCCTCATTCCTATGATGTGCGACATGCGTCAGCTTGGTGTACGGGTTGACTTGGACAAGGCTGAACAAGCCAAAGGCTACTTCAAGAAGAAGAGCAAGGAGATCAAGGACGAGATCTACCGCCAGACCAAGATCAAGGTAGAGCCTTGGGCAGCGTCCTCTGTGGCTACGGTCTTTGACGAACTAGGGTTGGTCTATCCAACATCCGATGACGCACAGGGGGACCTTCTCCGTAAGTCTGGGGTGCCTTCCTTTACCAAGCAGTGGCTCAGTGCCAACTCGCACCCCGTTGCACAGATGATTGTGAAGCTGCGGGAGTTCGACAAGGCTGAAACTAGCTTCATTGATTCCATCCTCAAGCACGAGCATGAGGGCCGCATCCATTGCGAGTTCCACCAGCTGCGCTCTGACGGTGGAGGCACGGTGACCGGGCGGTTCTCTTCGTCCAACCCTAACCTTCAGCAGATCCCGGCTCGTGACCCAGAGATCAAGAAGCTAATCCGCGGACTGTTCCTTCCGGAAGAGGGGACCAAGTGGGGATCGTTCGACTACTCAAGCCAAGAGCCAAGGTTACTGGTCCACTTTGCGGCAAGCCTGAAGGGGGACAACAAGCACCCCATCGTCGATAACATCGTCGAAGAGTACAACACAGGTGACGTTGACCTGCACCAGATGGTGGCGGACTTGGCAGGGATCACCCGCAAGGAGGCCAAGGTCGTGAACCTCGGCATCATGTACGGCATGGGTAAGGGCAAGCTCGGGGACCAACTAGGTATAAGTACTGAGGAAGCGGGCGACCTATTGCAGAAGCACCAGGACAAAGTTCCGTTCGTTAAGAACTTAGCTAACTTAGCTAGCAGGCAGGCGGAAAAGACAGGGCAGATCCGGACCCTGCTTGGACGGCGCTG